TCGCCAGCTTGCCGTCTGCGGTGATGTAGATAATCGGGGGCATGTGTGATCCTCCTGATGATGTTGGTTTTTAAAATTCAGCCGTAGCCGTAGCCGTAGCCGTAGCCGTAGCCGTAGCCGTCGCCGTAGCCGTAGCCGTAGCCGTAGCCGTAGCCGTCGCCGAAGCCGTAGCCGTAGCCGTAGCCGTAGCCGTAGCCGTAGCCGTAGCCGTAGCCGTCGCCGTCGCCGAAGCCGTAGCCGTAGCCGTAGCCGTCGCCGTCGCCGTCGCCGTAGCCGTAGCCGTAGCCGTCGCCGTCGCCGTAGCCGTAGCCGTCGCCGTCGCCGTCGCCGTCGCCGTCTAGAGTTACCTGCCAGACCATGCCGACGCCTCGCATGGAATAATTGCGATGACGGCCCGCTTGGCGACCTTCACAGTGGCGGGTTCATCCAGTTTGGTCTTGTCCGTGGGGCCGTGATTTGCGATCTGATTCAAGCCGCGCTCAGCCCCCCAAACGCGCACGATCTGCGCATCTTTGATGATGGTGTACTCGCCATCGTCGCAGGCATCCCCCACCCAGACGTGGCCGCGATCCGCGACGACAATAGCGAGGCCATGGTGGCCGTCGTTTGGTGAGGTCTGCGTCTCTGACTGCCCCGTAAGGGCGCCGATGATTGCGGCGAGTTGACTTGTGGTGATGCTCATGTGTGATCCTCCATCCGTTGGCCGCGTTGGTGCGGCGATGGGGATCTATCTAACAAAACCGCATACACCAGTCAAACAAAAAGTGAGACCGGGCGACTGATTCTGTCACACGGCCTCGCTCGATTTTGGCTTTTGATGGTTTAGGCGGCGTTGCTACCTGAATGCACGCCGGAAATCAGAACGTCCAAGGATGTGCCTGTGATTTTGGCAATCTTCTGCAAATGCAGTAGGTCCGGTTCGGTCTCTGCCGCCTCCCATCGCCTATAACGGGCCTCCGCGATGCCGAGCGCCTCGGCGAACTGGCGGATGGTCGGGTATCCTGCGGTGACCCTGGCTGCTTCCAGGCGTCGGGCGAATGCTTGTCGCAATGGTGAAGCGGGCTTTGGGGGCGTTTGGCTGGCATAGCCAAGGTATGCGTCACGACACGTATCATTTCACGTCACCTTTTTGGATGCAGGAATCTAACGTTTTGTTATTGACTGCTCACGTGCCGTTTTGTTAGATAGGGTCATCATGGTATATCCCCAACCCCTCATCGACCGCTACGGAAGTGCCGCAGAGTTTGCGGCGGCGGCTTCTGCGCACCCAGACGCACCCAAGCCACTGACGAGACAGGCCGTCTATCAGTGGAAGCAGAGAAACAGTGTTCCGTTCATGTGGCGTCACATTGTTCGTCAGATTGCCTGCAATGCGCCAAGCGGTGCTGGAACAGATCGGGGCGCGGCATGACTGCGCCCCTCACCCCATCATTGGAGCGACTTTCTGAGGCAAGCGGCTGCGCTGGTCTAAAACAAGCCTGCGATGCAGATCGGCGCTCCGATGCGCATGGACCGACAATCGCAGGAATGCAGGGCTTGGCGCACCAGACGCGCCCACAGTTTCCGAACCCGCAGGGTGACTCCTCCCTAACTGCGGACACTCCCCCCAGCGGCATCCTCCCAGAGCCGCTGGGGGCTTTTCTATAAGGCTAGGGGCGGGAAATGCGCTCCATTAGCCGCAGAGACGGGCACATCACAATCACCCTGCCGGATGCGGATGCTCAGACACTCCAAGTCGCTCTCGCTCCGGTCATGCAGGGCCAGACTACCAGCAAATCAACAGACGACCTGCGGCAGAGCCTCATCAGAGGCATTGCGCGGGCTTTGGACAAGGGAACCAAGCGAAATGCTTAACAGATGCGAATTTATCGGCAACCTCGGGCGTGATCCGGAAGTGCGGACCTTTCAGAACGGCGACAAGGTTTGCAACCTGCGTCTGGCCGTTTCCGAGAAATGGAAAGACCGCGACACAGGGGAGCGCAAAGAGCGCACGGAATGGGTGTCGGTTGCTATCTTCGGCCCCTTGGCGGGCATTGCTGAACAGTACCTTTCCAAGGGGTCCAAGGTCTATCTCGCGGGCAAACTGGTCACGCGCAAATGGCAGGACCAAAGCGGCCAGGACCGCTACAGCACCGAAGTCACGTTGCAGGGGCCACAGGCTCAAATGACCATGCTTGATGCCCCCCGAGAGGATCGGCAGGGCGGCGGCGGGTACGATCAAAGCCCCGAGGGCAATGGCGGCTACGGGTCTGGCGATAGCCCTTCCCAGCAGCGGGAAATGGACGATGAAATCCCCTTCTGACCAGTCAACCTTAAGGCGTTTGAAAAAATTTCACGGAGACTGACATGGACGGAACCTACGGATTGGCCGCTGGCGAACTGACGCAGCTTATTGAGCGCGTGGAGAAATTGCGGGCCGAGCAAGCTGAACTCAAGGAACTTGAGCGTGAGGTTTTCGCGGAAGCCAAGGGCCGTGGGTACATGACCCGTCCGATGCGGTCCCTCATCAAGCTGCGTGCGCAAGACCCCGACCAGAGGGCGGAGGAAGCTGCCGTTCTCGAAATGTATAAGAGCGCGGTGGGCATGTCATGAGGCCGCGACAGTCCCTTCGCCTGAGTAAGTGCCAGGAGGCTGCATATCTCCGGGTCCACAGCATCCTTGCCAAGCCCCCAAGGCAGTCACGCTTGCGCGCGCTGTGGGCCGCTCTGGGGTTGCGCTGATGGCTGTGGATAGGGAGGGGCCGATACAGGAGGCCATCGTCAGCTATTTGCGCCTGATTTTTCCAGAGCCGCAGATTGTTCACCATGCGCGAAACGAGGTCAACAAGCGCGGCAAGCACATTGCCATGGAACTGTCTAAGGCCAAGAGGCGGGGCGCGGTAAAGGGTTTCCCTGATATTGTTGTCCTGCCATTTTCGACGCTTGGAGCAATGTTTTTCGAGGTCAAGGCGGAAGGCAGATATGCCAACCCATCACAGCGCGACATTCACGACAGGCTGCGGGCGCTGGGCTATCGTATAGCTGTTGTGCGTTCGATTGACGACGTGCGCGAGGTTCTGACGGAGTGGGGCATCCCTAGTCATGATGTGTCACAGAAAAGCGCCCCGGACGATTAGCCCGAGGCGCTTGAATTTGCCGTGAGTAGCGGCTAGAGTGTACGTGTCAACGCAGGTCACTTTTAGCATGGGGAGCCATGCAAATGCAAGGGCCTGCCCAATAGAGAAACGGGCAAAATGAGTCTACCTTACTTTCCCATGTATCCCTCAGACTTTGAGGCCAAAACCTCGCATTTAAGCATTGCGGAGGATGGCGCGTACAATCGGCTTTTGCGCATTTGCTGGATGACGCCAGGATGTACCTTGCCTAATGACGAGGCGTGGATAATGCGTCGAGTTCGGGCGCATAGCGATCAGGACAAAGAAGCGGTTCTGACTGTTTTGGCAGAGTTTTTCACAGTCAAAAATGGTCGCCTTAGCAATGCTAGGCTTTCTAGAGAATGGGTGTCTGCAAACGAAGCACATATCAAGCGCGTTTCGGCGGGATCAAGGGGCGGAAAAGCTAAGGCATTGAATAGAAACGATAACGGGTCTAGCAATGTTAAAGCAAAGCCCAAGCAACCAGAACCAGAACCAGAACCAGAACCAGTTAAAAGAGATACTAGCGTATCTCCAAAAAAGCGCGCTTGCGCCATCCCTGAAAATTGGGTTCCATCAGACAAAAACGTAGATCAAGCCCTTTCTAAGGGACTTTCTGAACAGGAGATAAGCCATGAAGCAGATAGATTTAGAGATTACCACCTTGCAAAAGGCACGACATTCAAAGACTGGGATGCAGGGTGGCGAACGTGGTGCGGTAACGCAGTCAAGCACAGAGGTAGCCGCATGGCTGGCCAGCAAGGCCCCAGCGGATATGGACAGGGCAGCAGTATCGCGAGCATCGTCGCACGGCGTCACGCTGGGGGTTAAGTATGAAGGCCGATATCCGACCGGCCCAAACGGGGAGTGCCTCCCCTCTTATGAGGTAGCCGCGTCCTGCGAAATTCACGGGACCGATGCACAGAGACAGGCGGCAAAGCGTGACGTTGAAAAGTTTCTGACGCCTGCCCCGGTTCGCGCTATCGAAGCATGGCTTGCAGAGTTGTCCGTGATAACCGCAGGCCGGGGCCGTGAGGGATTCGACGCGGAATTGATGGTCACGGCCTACGCTGCGCGCTTAGCACAATTCCCGGCTGATGTGGTCAGGGAAGCGTTGCTTGGCAGGGCTTGGAAGTGGTTCCCCACATGGGCTGAACTGGAGGTGATCTGCAAGGCTAAGGCCAGCCCGCGCCGCCACATGCTTGCCGCACTTTCTCAGCCAGAGCCAGACCACGAGCCACAGCGCCGACAGCCGACAGCGGAGGAGCGCGAACGGATAGCGGCGCTGGTCGCGGAGCAGTTTCCGCACGCGCCGCGCAAATGGGGAAACCGGGCCGTTGCCGAGGTCACCAGCGGCGATTGCATGAAGGAGGCTGGCGCATGATGGCTTTGGATTGCGTCAAGGCCGCGTCGATCGCATTCAACGTGCCGCTGGATGAGATCACAGGGAGCAAACGCAGCCACTGGATTGTGCAGGCGCGATTCGCCAGTATCTATATCGCCACGGGCATTTTTAACCACAAGATTTCAGCTATCGGTCGGGCCATCAATCGGGACTGGACGAGCGTTTTAAATGGCCAGCGCCGTGCTGAATTGTGGATGCGGACCGATGCCCTTTTTGAAAGCCGCGTGAAGTCTGCGATGGCGCTTCTGGCACCAAGCGACGTTATCGGCAGGGATGGTGAATTTCACAGGCACGGTTCTTTGACGGAGCGCAAAACATGAACGCAGAGCGCGCAAGAGACCATCGGGATTTGGCAATTCTGGACGCCATCGAATGGACAAGCCCAGCCCAGGCGCGGCGGGAATTCGACCTGACGCCTGGGCAGGTGTCGGGGATGCGATGGCGCATGATGAACCCACGCAATCTGCCGAAATGCCAATGCACGAAAGCCGCGAACAAAGACGGCGGGATGCCGCGTCTGTGGTGGAAGGAAAGCACATGATCCGCATCGCACTCATCGCAGCACTAGCGACACCAGCCGCAGCGCAGGAAAACATTCACGTCTGGCCAGGAACCGCAGTGTCCGGGCACATCCCCAGCACCATCGAACTACATGACCCGCGTGCGCCAAACGCCGTCGCGTCCCTGACTTTTCACAACACGGAAGTCCACGCGCTGGATGAAGCCCTAACCCTCACCTGGCACGGCATCACGCTGCAAATCGGCGTTGAATTTCAGGGAGGCGATTACGGGGCAGAGGTTCTCACAATCATCGCCCCGCCGGGATATGTAGCCGTGCCCCCAGAATTGACCGTGCCCGAAAAGGAGACGCGCGTCTCACATATCTACAAATTCGAGGGGATGTGATGTGGTGCTACCTCCCCGAAACGGATTGTCTCTTTGCAGCGGAGCCGGTGGATTGGATATGGGCCTCAGTCTCGCCCATCCAGGCTTTCACACACGATGCTTTGTCGAATGGGAAGAATACCCCCGGCAAAGCATCATCGCCGCACAGCGCGCAGGGTATTTCGCCCCAGCCCCGATATGGGACGACCTTACCACATTCGACGCAAAGCCCCTCAGAGGCGCACTCGATACCGTCCTTGCCGGGTATCCCTGCCAGCCATTTAGCCACGCGGGACAGCGCAAAGGCGCAGACGATCCCCGCCACCTCTGGCCACACGTCGCCCGCGTCATCATCGAACTGGACCCGCGATGGGTGTTCCTCGAAAACGTCGCAGGGCACGTCAGCCTTGGCGCTGAGGCCGTGTTGCGAGAATTATGGGGCATGGGCTACACGCCTGCGGCTGGCACATTCTCAGCGGCTGAAACTGGCGCAACGCACCAGCGCCTCCGATGGTTCTGCGTGGCCTACCGCGACAGTCTGCACCGGGAGTCAAACAGCAGAAAATCCGACGCCGGGGCAGACGGGCGGGACGAGCCTATCAGGGGCAGCGGAAATGTGGCCCACAGCGCAAGCGAGGGACTTCCGCTCCGGGGACAACCCGAACAGCCCGAGGCAGGCGCGAAAACTGGAACAGGGATGGTCGCAGAACCTCAACGACGTGGCGGAGGCAGCGCAATGGCCAACGCCGATGGCGGGGACACCAGCGCAGAACGGCAACAGCGCAGCGGGGAACAACGACTTCACACGCAAAGCAGAGGAATTGGCGGCGGCAATGTGGGGAACCCCGCGGGCATCGGATGCGGAGAAAGGCGGCCCGAACATGAAATTCGGATCGGGCGGGACACCCCTGCCAGCACAGGCAGCGCAATGGCCAACGCCAGCAGCACAAAACCACAAGGGGAGCAGCCCGGACAGCGTGACCAGGGCGGACGGCAAGAGCCGAATGGATATTCTCCACTACGCTGCGGAGCAGGGCTTTTCCCACCCGGACCAAGCAACGCCGCAGCATGGGCCGACGCTCTCGCAAATTCTCCGCATATGGCGCCATCTGCGAGCCTCAGTGATTGCTACGCACAAGCGCGCAACGTGGCGGCGTCTCATGCGGTCGAGGACCAAGCGCCGGCTGAATCCACTGTTCGTCGAATGGTTGATGGGTTGGCCACCCGGTCACGCGCTTTGCGATTGCTCGGAAACGGAGTTTGCCCAATTTCAGCAGCGTATGCGTGGCGCACTCTCAGCGCTGCCCACGGCCTCCGGCCCGTGGATCTGGAAGCCGCCAGCGCAAACAGCACCGGAACAAACACAAATGGAGATGTTCTGACATGACCAAACTCAGCCCCGAGGCGCAGGCAACGTTTAACGCACTGCCGCCCAATGGCACACAAATCAGCATCCGCGAAATCACCCGGCAAACCGGATACAGCGAAACCGACACCCGCACATACCTCGCACACCTCATCAATCGCGGCGAAGTCACGGGCTACCGCGTCCGCTGGGGCCGCGCACCAATCACAGGAACACCGACATGAACAGATCCGAAATTCTCGACACCGCAAAGCAGGCCGTAACCAAAGACCGCGCTGCAACGCACGGCGACCCAGAACGCAATTTCGCGCTGATCGGAAATATCTGGGGGGATCTGCTTGGGCGGGACGTCACCCCCGCCCAAGTCGCGCTTATGCTGGCATCGCTCAAAATTGCCCGCGCATGGGATAACCCCGGACATGCCGACAACTGGGTGGATCTGGCGGGATATGCCGCGTGCGGTGGGGAGGTGGCCGAATGATCAAAAAAGAAGAACGCATTGGTGACTGCCGATTGATCTTAGGCGATTGCCTTGAGGTCATGCCGACACTTGGCGCATTCGACGCAGTGGTGACCGACCCGCCTTATGGGATAGGCATTACCAAGTCAAACCGCCTTGCGGTTTCCCGTGGGCTTGGCGGCAAGTCATGGGACGACGAAGCGCCAGACCTTTCCTGTCTGCCAAGTGTTCCAAGCATTGTTTGGGGTGGAAACTATTTTGACCTTCCACCAACTCGCTGCGTTTTGGTCTGGGATAAAAACAATGCTGGCCGTGATTTTGCGGATTTTGAAATGGCATGGACGAACTTAGATCAAGTTGCGCGCCGGATGGTCTTGCGTCCGATGAACATGGATGGCGGCAAACAACACCCCACGCAAAAACCCGTCGCGCTGATGAAATGGTGCTTGGGCTTTCTTCCTGACGCTGAAACTATCCTCGACCCTTTCATGGGTAGCGGAACAACGCTCGTGGCCTGCGCCAAGCTGGGCCGCTGCGGGACCGGCATCGAACTGGACCCGGACTACTTTGAAATAGCGTGCAGGCGCGTGGAAGAAGCATACCGCCAGCCGGATATGTTCGTGCAGCCGCCCAAAACGGCAACTCAGGGAGGGCTTGACCTATGATCTGCAATGGCAACGAACTGTTGATCGAACAGCCGCTGTCCCCCATGCTCAACACCAAGGAACGCGCGCATGGCGTATCCTATGGCATGTCAGAGGCGGGCTACGATATTCGCATAGCGCAATCAGTGACGTTGCACCCGTTCCGGCGGTTTGCTCTGGCATCTGCAATCGAGCGGTTTCATATGCCCGAAAGCCTAGTAGGCATCGTGCATGATAAATCAACATGGGCAAGGCGGGGATTGAGCGTTTTCAACACGGTTATTGAGCCGGGATGGATAGGCTTCCTGACCCTCGAACTGATCTACCATGGATGGCGACCAATTCGCATCCCGGCAGGCGCGGGTATCGCCCAAGTCATTTTTCACGAGACATGCGAAAATGCGGCCTACGGCGGCAAATACCAAAACCAAGGCGCAGGACCGCAGAAAGCGATACTGGAGGTTGACTCATGATCCGCAGACTATTTCGGAGGCTCAAAAAAGCGCCCCAAAAGGCCGATCTTGTTCCTGTAGTTTTTGCAAATGGAGTTGATGACGACAGCTATGGAATCGCTGAATACCTTTCAGGCGGTCGTGTGTTCTATTTGGATAGGATCTACTCTCGCAAAAACACCCTGCTGATCCGTGGCCGAAAGCTGCGTTTGAAACGGGGCGTTATCATAAAAACCTCACAGGGTCATATCGACTTGGCGTCTAGCGATGACCCCCTGCGCCCTGTCGTGGTTTCTGGCCCGAAGATGATTTTAGATCACTGTGAAATAGATGTGAGGGCTGCCCCGTGAATGAAACGCAGAAAGCGATACTGGAATGATTGCCCCCCTCTACGCTTGCGCCGCTCAAACAGGCCGGGAGCGCTCCGTGCAGGCCGATCTTGCCGCCATTGGCATATGGGCATGGGTTCCCGAGATTGTGCGTCCTGTGCGACCAAAAGGCGGCGGCGTGGTGGCGTCGTCAAAACCGATCTGGCCCGGTTATGTGTTCGCGCGGCTAGATCCTGCCATGTTTTTCGAGGTGCGCAACGTCAGATACCTGCACCATACAAAGCTGACCCTATCAGCGCAGGCTGAGGGGCAGCTACTGCGGCAACGCGACGAGATTGACGCGATGAATGAGCGCACGAAGCGCGAGATAGAGGCGGGGGAGCGTGTCACGGACTGGCAGGCAGGCACCCGCCTGGAGTTGATAGACGGCCCACTGCGGGACAGGCTGGCGACATTCGCGCGCATCATTCACAAAAGCGGGCGGGTCGGATACCGCCTGCAAATCGAGGTGGACGGGATGGCTCTGCCGGTCGAGGTCAGCCCGGCGGATGTGAGGCAGGCCTAGATATTGCGTCAACCCGCCAGATATGGTACGGCTGAGGTGCGTCAATGCCTGAATTAGCTTTCGGGGGCGCGCACACCACCGGCCCCGCGTTAGCGAACAGCGGAAAGGGCCGGTGCTACTGCATTCTCACAGCAAGAGGCGAACACCCCGAAAGGGACTCGACTAGCTATGGTTAAAAAAACAAATCAAAACGTGATCGGCAAAGGCAAGCCCGGGCCTGGACGCCCAAAAGGCACGGTCAACAAGAGAACGGCACTGCTGAAGGATAGCATCCTGCAAGCCGCCGCAGAGGCGCACGAAGGCGGTATGGTCGGATACCTGACCGAGCAGGCCAAGGACAACCCCACGGCATTCCTGACGCTTCTTGGCAAAGTCCTGCCCATGGATGTGACAAGCGGCGGCGAGAAAATCGCAATGCCAACAACGATCCTCCTAGAAGCTGCGATTGACAGCCGCGCGGATTAAGCTGCGTTACCGTGTAGCTTTTGGATAGACCAAAGCATAAAGGAATAGTAGAATCAACCTCATGCAATTGAGGGTGAAAACGATGAAAACTATTCGGACGGAACAGCAGGACGGGCTAAAGCGGAACCGTCCAATCAAGGATTGGAGCGGAACTAGGTTCGGTCGTTTGACGGCGCTTTCTCTGGTTGAGAGGGATGTGAAGTATCGGAACCACAAGTGGCTTTTCCGATGCGACTGCGGAATTGAGAAGGTGGTTCCGATCAGATTGGTGGTAACGGGACATGCAGCCTCTTGCGGCTGTCTGGCATCTGAGGCTCTGGCGGAGCGCAATAGAACGCACGGGCTGACCCGCTCGAACCCAAAGGAATATCGCTCATGGAAGGACATGCGCGGTCGCTGCAACAATCCGAATGACGCGAGCTACAAAGACTACGGCGGTCGCGGTATCAGGGTTTGCCGTGAGTGGGACGACTTCTCGGTGTTTCTGAGAGACATGGGGCTGAGACCAGACGGAAAGACGTTGGATCGCATAGATGTAAATGGCGATTACCAGCGTGAAAACTGCCGTTGGGCTGGCCACAAGGAACAAGCGCGCAACAAAAGAAACAACGTCAATATCGAAATCGACGGCGTAACCAAGACGCTGGCCGAGTGGTGCGTGATCTACAAAACAGATTCCTCCAAAGTCAGGTATCGCCTCGACCACGGGTGGAGCGTCAAGGGTGCATTTACTGATGGCCGATACCAAAGAAGTAACCGCGCATGTGGAGCTACCGCGTAAACTAGTCTCAGTGTTTTCTGGGAGGGCACGATACCGCGCCGCTTATGGAGGGCGCGGTTCGTAGCCGGGTAAAACCAGATCATTCGCCAAGATGACGGCGGTCAAAGGCTATCAGTGGGGCGCGGCGGGCCATGAGGGGCAGATCCTCTGCGCACGCGAATTCATGAACAGCCTGGACGAATCCAGCCTTGAGGAAATCAAGGCTGCCATCCGGTCAGAGCCTTGGCTGAATGCCTACTACGAGATTGGCGAAAAGTTCATTCGCAGTGTGGATGGCCGGATAAAATACACATTCAGCGGGCTGCGCCACAATCTCGACAGCATCAAATCGAAAGCGCGGATCTTGCTGTGCTGGGTTGATGAGGCCGAACCAGTGACGGAAGAGGCATGGCGCAAGCTGGTGCCGACGATCCGCGAGGAAGGCTCAGAAATCTGGGTGACATGGAACCCGGAGCGCAAGAACAGCCCGACGCACAAGCGGTTCCGAGAGACACCCCCAGACGGCGCAAAAATCGTGGAACTGAACTGGCGGGACAATCCTTGGTTTCCCGAGGTTCTTGACCTTGAGCGCAAAGGGGACATGAAAGCGCGCCCCGACCATTACCCCCATGTCTGGGAAGGCGATTTTGTTACAGTCGTGGATGGCGCCTATTTTGCAGAGGGGTTGACACAAGCCCGATCTGAGGGGCGTGTGGGCCGGGTGGCCGCAGATCCTCTCATGACGACGCGGGCGGTCTGGGATATTGGCGGGACGGGCGCAAAGGCCGACGCCTGCGCAATCTGGATTGTGCAATATGTGGGCCGCGAAATCCGCTTTCTGAATTATTACGAGGCTGTCGGGCAACCCCTTGCAACACACGTTCAATGGCTGCGCTCAAATGGGTACGACAAAGCGCTTTGCGTTCTGCCTCATGACGGGGCGACGAACGACCGGGTGCATGACGTGTCATACGAAAGCGCACTGAGGGCGGCGGGGTTTGAGGTTCAGGTTGTTCCGAACCAGGGCAAGGGCGCGGCAATGGCGCGAGTCGAACAGGCGCGGCGGTTGTTCCCCAGCATGTGGTTCAACGAGGCGACAACGGCGGGCGGCTTGGATGCTGTCGGCTGGTATCACGAGAAACGAGACGATGAGCGCGGCATAGGCCTAGGCCCCAATCACGACTGGTCTAGTCACGGCGCAGACGCCTTCGGGCTGGTGGCTGTCGCCTATGAAGCGCCAAGCGAAGCGAAAATTCCCGATTTCAAGGCTAGGAGCGTCTTTTGACCTCTATCAAAACCGTCGCGGCAATGATCCGGGACGCAGAACAGCACGCAGATGATACGGCCAAGGATCGCACGCTTGCCGATGAGTATTATCGCGGCGTCATGTCGGACCTGCCAGCGGACCAGTACCGTTCCCAGGCGATGAGTCGGGACGTGCGCGTGCATATCAAGCGCGCGCTGCCGTCTATCATGCGCACCATTTTTGGCAGCGACGAGGTGGTTGAATTCCTGCCCATGGGCGAAGGGGATGAGGAAGCGGCGGAACAGGCCAGCGATTTTATCAACTACGTTGTGTTCCCCGAGTCTGACGGGCGCAAGGCGGTCTATGACGCCATCCACGACGCGCTGCTGCATCGCAATGGCATTCTGCGCTGGTGGCACGATGAGCGGCGCTGTGCGTCATTCTCAAGCCACACCGGGTTGTCTCAGCAGGAACTCGACGTTCTGGCGGGCGACGATGGCGCGGAGGTGGTCGAGGCGACCGAGCGCATGGAGGCGATTGACGCCCCGGATGGCTCTGGCCAGATCGAAATTCCGGTCTTTGATGTCAAAATCAAGCGGATCATCACCAAGCGGGAATACAAGATCGCGGCAGTCCCGCGCGAGCGGTTCCTGATCCACTCTGAGGCCACAAGCATCGAGGACAGCCTGCTGACCGGGGAACGCACACCCATGCGCCGCTCTGACCTTGTGGCGATGGGCTATGACCGCGACATGGTGATGAGCCTGCAACTGTCTGGAGATGACGACGACGAGCAGGACGCGCGGCGCGACAACGCACGGGATGCGCAGGAGTCTGACCCGGCAAACGATGAGATCGACTATTTCGAGGTGTTTGTTCGCGTCGATATGGATGGCGACGGCATCGCGGAACTGCGGCGCATGTGCTTTGCCGGGGCACTGACCGAGGACAACCTGCTGGTTGACGAAGAGTGCGATGAAATCCAATTCACCGATCTGACTGCCATGCAGCAGCCCCACCAGTGGGAAGGCATTTCACTCTTCGATGATCTGAAAGACATTCAGCAGGTCAAGACCGCGCTGCGCCGCCAGACGCTGGATAACATCTACTGGCAAAACAACATGCAGCCGATTGTCCAGATGGGGCGCGTGCAAAACCCGGACGCGGTGATGAACCCGCAATTCGGTCAGCCCATTGTCCTGAAGGACGGGGCGAGCGCCAGGGAAGCAATCCAATGGAACCCGGTTCCTTTTGTCGGCGCGCAATCATTTGCCATGATGGAATACATCGACCAAGAGGGGCAGGACCGCACAGGTATCTCCGACGCTTCGGCGGGTTTGGCCCCTGACGCGCTGCAAAACATGACTGCCAAAGCATCTGCCATGATTGAACAGGCTGGAATCGGTCAGGTGGAAATGATGGTGCGGACAATCGCGGAGGGTCTGCGGCGGTTCTATCGCGGCCTGCTGCGTCTGGTCATCCGCCACCAGGACAAGCCCCGCACGGTGCGTTTGCGCAAAAAGTGGGTGCAATTTGACCCCCGTCATTGGAACGCGGAAATGGACGCGACCGTGAATGTCGGGCTTGGCGCTGGCACCCGTGAACGCGATATGCAGGTCATGCAATTCGTGATGAATTTGCAGGAAAAGCTGCTTGCGGCATTCGGGCCTGACAATCCCTATGTGAAGCCCGACCAGCTTTACAACGCACTAGCCAAGACGGTCGAAAGCGCAGGCCTCAAAACGCCATCGCTGTTTTTCACAGAACCGGACATGCAGGAAGTCGCGCAAAAGATACAGGCGGCGCAAAATCAGCCAAACCCGGAGGCCGAACGTCTCAAGGGTGAGATGCAGCTAAAGCAGGCTGACATGCAGATGAAAATGCAGCTTGAGCAAGCAAAAATGCAAGCATCGCAGGCCAAGGAAAAAGCCCAGATGGAGGCGGATCTGATGGTTCGCCAGAAGGAAATCGAGGCCAGCAGTATTGCTCAGCGTGAAAAGCTGCAAAGCGATGCCGCATTGCAGGAACAGCGGCTGGCGTTTGAGCGTGAAAAGCTGGCCACGGATGTGCAGTTGCAGCGCGAAAAGATGCAGCAGGAATTAGCCGACGCATTCGCCAAGGCGCAGGCCGACATGGCCAGAAACGGAGTGCAAAATGCCCGGACAGTTTAACGATGTGCGCAATATCACAATGTCTGCGGTGGGTGCCTACGCGGTCACCCCCAACGACAGTACCGATCTGACGCAGCCTTGCCGCAGCGTGACCCTGAATGCAGGCGGGACGCTTTCGTTCGTCTCATCCGTTGACGGTGCGACATATACCACCGGTGCGCTGCCTGCCGGATCTTATCCGGTGCTTGCATCTCGCATCCGCTCAACGGGCACCACTGCCACGGGGATTACCGCGTGGATCTGAACTGGTTTTCACTGCCTCAGTCTGCCACGGGCAAGGAATTCCCGATCGGCTATGATGAGGCGGGAAATCCGGTGCGCCGCTCTCGCTTGGGCGCTACCTACACGGCAAAGCCGCAGGCATCGCCCGAGGCGGAAAGCAAGCGCGCCCTGATTGATCAGATGATCAAGGGGCAGGCTCAAAGCCCCCTCTACAGCCTTGAGCAAGCCCGTATCGACGCACAGCGCGCCGCGGCACCTACGGGGCGCGAAATGGCATCCTCGCTTGTGCAGGGTGCGTTACAGGGCCTGCAAGCGCCGGGACGCGCTGCGGCTGGTGAGCCGGTGACCTACGGAGACGCATGGGCAACGGCGCTGGACTATGGGGCACTAGGCGCGCCGATGAAAGCGCCAGAAGGTGCGCTTGGAATCTTCGCTGGTCGTCGTGCCAAAACTGCGGATCTGGATGCCCTTGCGCGGGCTGAGGCTATGGCCAAAAGCGGCGCGGATCGGTCAAGCATATGGTCTGATACCGGATGGTTTCGGGGGGCTGACGGCCAGTGGCGCTTTGAGATTGACGATAGGGGAACTAAAATAAAGCCGTATATGTCGCGGGCGGAGGGCGGGGATGTACCCCTAAGCGATACTATTGCGCACCCTGATTTGAATCGTGCCTATCCCGGCATGTTTGATGGTGACGGCGTATTGGTCGGCTATGACCGGGCCGATACAGCGCGCGGGCAGTATAGGTACGATTCCGATAGCATCCGAGTTAGCGCGCCGCAGGAGTCCGACATGGGGCAGGCTCGCTCTGTCTTGCTTCATGAGTTACAACACGCAATTCAGAACCGGGAAGGGTTTGCGCCTGGGGGGCGTGCGAGTGACTTCACATCGGGGCCAATGTTCGATCCAAAGGCTCGCAGTTTAGGGCGGGAATTGAGCGAGGCCATTTATGGGTCGTCCACTATGCCAGTATCCGACATTGTGAGTGACGTTCGCTATGCTGACGTTGAAATTTTGGAGGAAATCAGCCGCGCTTACGGTTTCGAGACTGTTGATGATGCGATGTCATACCTCAAGGCGCAAGACTACAAGCGGACGCCATATGCGCAGTACCAGCGGGTGGCGGGGGAGGCCGAGGCGCGCAACGTGCAAACGCGGCGTGATTTTTCCCCAGCGCAAAGAACAAATATACCGCCATGGGAGACGCTCGATGTCCCCGAAAAGGCTTTGATAAAGCTGGATGCGCCTGAACCGACAGTCGCCGCGTCTCAGCCTGCGGGCGCGCTGGGGGCGGGGGGTATCCGCGCTTATCACGGCACACCGCACGACTTCGACCGCTTCGACATGAGCAAGATCGGCACGGGCGAGGGTGCGCAGGCTTACGGTCATGGGCTTTACTTCGCGGAAAATGAAGGTGTGGCGCGCGGGTATAGGGATGCGCTTGCGGGCCGGATTGAAGTCCAGCCAGTTCAGATTGACGGTGTGAGGTACAACCCGCCAAGCGAACAGCACCAGCGTGTCGCCGCTATTATCGCAAAAGATGGTCGCCGAAATGCAATGGCGACTTTGCGCAGCTTGCGCGACCAAGACTTGCTTGAGCCAGATCAAGAAGCAATTTGGAAAAAATTGCTTACGGACACAAAGGGTAAAGACGTTCAGCCGCTTCAAGGCGGCCACATGTACGAAGTCAACATAAACGCGGACCCGGCTGACTTTCTGGATTGGGACGCGCCGCTGAGTGAGCAGCCTAGAATTTTGGACAGGTTTGGATACGCCGAAGCAAAATATCCGGAGGATTGGATACCTGACGTTAACATGACTGGCGCGCAGCTTTATAGGAAAATGGGCGGGCAGGCTGAAATTGGGGCGACGACTTCGGCGGGCGCGTTGGCGTCAAAGGCCTCACGCCCAATTCGTGCGAAAGATGGCACTATAATTGACAAGCCTTTGGGCATTCCCGGCATCAAGTACCGTGACGCAGGCTCTCGCGGCATGGATGGCGCAGACGGCACCCGCAACTTCGTCGTGTTCGATGAAAACCTGATCGAGATTGTGCGCAAATACGGCATCGCGGGTGCCGCGGCGCTCACAGGCATGACAGTCGCAGAGATAGAGGCGGGCATGGGGCAGGCCCAAGCGGGACCGTCAGCGGCAACGATCGAATCCTACTTGGCTGGCCTATGACCGATCAGGAACGCCGCTCACTGGCCCAGCAGATCGCCACAAACCCGCTCTATGATGACCTGATGGCGGCGATTGAAGCCGCATACACTGAACAACTGATTTACGCAGACACAGAGCAGGCCCGACTTGACGCACAGTCCAGAGTACGGGCCGCACGATCTTTCCGCGAGGATCTTGGGGCATTGCTCCAAGACACCCCCGCCGTGAAAGGCGGTTTCGCTTAAGCGAGCCGTCCACTAGCCGTGAGGCACCCACTACATGACAAACGAGAGCGACACCCTGGCTGATGCCGGGACCGAAACCGTTGAAACCTTCGAAGGCGACAGCCCGTCCGAGTTCGACTTTTACGACCCTGACGAAGATCAGGACACCGTTGAAGCCGATACAGAGGAGGGGACCGACGATGAGGAAGGCGAACCCGAGGGAGAACCCGACGAGGAACCCGACGCAGAGCCACAAGAAGAGCCAGAGGAAACGCCAAAAGAAGCCGCGAAAGATGCGGTGGTCAAACTTCCTGACGGGACGGAAACGACCGTTGATGAGTTGACCAAGGGCTATTTCCGACAGGCCGACTACACCCGCAAATCGCAGGACCTGGCACAGCGCAGGGAAGCGGTGACGCAGGAAGCGACACGAGTTGAGCAGATCACCGAAAGGCTGGTGGATCATCTCACAGCATTCATTCCAGACGCCCCGGACCCGTCCTTGGCCTATTCTGATCCCGGTCGGTACACCGCGCTAAAAGCACAGCACGATACCGCCGTTCAGCAGATGCAGGCCATCCTCTCAATGCAAGAGGACGCAAAGACGGTCAATCAGGGCATGACTGACCGCGAGCGTCACGAAAAGGTCGCCGCAGAGGGTCAAAAGCTGTTTTCCATGTTCCCCGAGGCGGGAACAGCGGAGGGCCGCCAAGCATTTTTCAACAGCGTGGGAGAGGCGGCGCAAGCTGTCGGTTTCAGCCGTGAGGAAGTGCAAGGCGCAATGGATCACCGCATCTACGCGCTGGCCCATTGGGCGCAAAAAGGAATGGAAGCCGACAAGGCCAAGGCGTCTGCCAAGGCCAAGCTGGCGAAGGCTGCACCGACACCCCAGAAAAAACCGGGGCAAGGCGCAAAGCCGAAAAACTCGAATCGTGACGCAATGAAGCGACTCAACCAGACAGGCAGCATCAAAGATGCGCTGGCGGTTGATTTCGATTTTTAACCCTCACTCAAGGACGAAAAAATGGCACAGGTAGCCGGTACTTTCGTGTCCACATCTTCGAACACCAATCGCGAAGAACTCTCAAATGTTGTGGACCGCATCACCCCCGAAGATACACCGATTTATTCGCTGATCTCGAAATCCACATTCAAGACGACGCATCCCGAATGGTCCACCGACGAACTGGAAGCGCCGGAAGACAACGCCCAGCTTGAAGGCGACGACTACAACTTTTCGGCCACCACGCCGCCCGAGCGCCTGGGGAACTATACCCAGATCATGCGCCGGACTGGCATCCTGTCAGAGACACAGGAAGCCATGGACGAGGCCGGAAACGTCCTCAAGGTCAAAGAGCAGATCGTCAAAAAGGGCATCGTGGCCCGCAAGGACGTTGAATATTCGATCCTTTCGGCCAACGCTTCTGTCGGCGGCGCAACGCGCAAATCCGGTTCCCTGTCCTCTTGGATCGAAACCAACGTTTCGCGCGGTGGCGGCGGTGCCAACGGCGGATTTGACAGCGCAACGGGCCTGACCGTCGCACCGACCAACGGGACGCAGCGGGCATTCACGAAGGCGTTGACGGATACCGTCATGCAGCAGGGCTACCAGAGCGGCGCAAACTTCCGTCATCTGGTCGTCTCGCCTTACGTCAAGTCCGTGTTCGTCACGTTCATGTCGGACAGCAACGTGGCCAGCTTCCGGTACGCGGCATCCAGCGGCACGAACAACAGCATCGTTGCCAATGCTGACGTTTACGAGGGGCCATTTGGCAAGGTGATGATTCACCCGAACCGGGTCATGTCGGAAATGGGCGCAAGCGCGGCGCGCAATGCCTTTCTGATCGACACCGAATACTTGGAATTCGGCTGGTTCCGCAAACTGAAGCGGGACAAGGACGTGGCCAAAACCGGGGATGCCAAAAAATTCGTTGTGATCGGTGAAGGCGCGCTCAAGGTCAAGAACGAAAAGGGCCTTGGCGTGATTGCCGACCTCTACGGCCTGACGGCTGCAAGCTAAGGAGCAATGGCAATGTATGCACCCAAAACCCTCACAGCGTCCAAGACGCTCACGCCGTCTGACGCAGGAACCGCGCTTGTCGTGAATGCGGCGGCCGGCCTGACCTTGACGCTGCCCCCCGCGACGGGCAGCGGCTACGCCTATAAGATCGTGATTGGCACCACGGTCACATCAAACTCGGTGGTGATCCAAGTCGTTGGCGATGACACCATGACCGGGCTTGCCATTTCGGCGGCTGATGGCGGCAACAGCGTCAACGGATGGGAAACTGCCGGGACAAGCGACACCATCACCTTTGACGGCAGCACCACTGGCGGTCTCAAGGGCGACGTTGTGGAGTTGATCGACTGCGCGGCTGACACATGGTCTGTGCAGATCCGCTCTGCATCCACAGCCACAGAGGCAACACCGTTCAGCGCGGCTGTCTCCTAAGCAATCGGCGGGGCTGTCATGGCCCCGCTTCCCCTATGAGGTGAGAACATGACCGAAGATGATATCAAGGCAAAGCTGGACGAATTGGGCATCGAATACGATGGCCGATGGGGCACCGAACGCCTCAAGTCGCTTTTGCCGAAGGCCCCTGAAATGGTGCTTTGCGAAGTGCAGCGCGATTACTGGCCCACCGACGATGAAATGTCCCGTGTTCGCAAGGGGGAAATCATCGAAACCACACCCTTGGACGCGCTTGACGGTATCGAAAGCGGCGCGCTTAAGCGGGTGCGGTGAATGATTGTCCGGGATGGCGATTGGACGCTCTTTGATAGCGACATCAAGCTGGGCCGCTATGTCTGGGTGCGTCACAATGACGATGGGTCAGAGACCTACCGAACCGACTACGCGGTGCAGCCGACGATCGACCACAACACGGCATTTCGGAACATGCTTGATCCGGGCTGGAAGGGCGACTGGCACAAGGTTGCGTCTGTCCCACTGAATATATTTCACGACCAACTTGCCGAAGCATCCCGGCAAGAAGATGACGCCTATTTGTCCAAGTGGCTCAATGACAGAGACAACCGGGCATGGCGAACTAAGGGGGGGCGTGTCTGATGGCATTTACCGACTATATCGACCTGCGGACGGCTGTGATCGAGGAAGTCGGCGCCCCTGAGATTGCCGACAGATTTGACCGCCTAACGAAACTGGCGGAGGCCGCGTTAAACCGCACGCTTCGCACCCGTTACCAGATCACCACATCGGCCCTGACGATTGCCAGCGGCGCGGCGTCACTCCCCAGCAACTTTGCGGAGGTGATTGGCCTTTTCGACGCTCAAGGCCGTGAACTGCTGGCACGTCCACACCAACTCACAGCCCAGACGTACCAGAGGGGCCAATACAGCGTCACTGGTACGCAGATCCGGGGCGCGGATGGTGACTATAGCCTGCAATATTACGCCAAGCTGCCAACGCTCACAGCGTCTCTGACAACAAGTAACTGGCTTTTGGAAAACTTCCCGTCCGTCTATCTCTACGCAGTTTCGGTGGAGGCGCTAAAGCACCTTCGGCGGATTGATGAGGTTTCGGCGGTTGCTTCAGTCCTAGCGGGCGAAATGGCGTCCGTCGCCACAGATGACTTTGCGGCGCGATATGCGCGCGGCGGGGTCCGGGTTCAAGGATGCACGCCATGACGACCGCTGTCTTTAGCGCCTTCACGTATCCCAGCCTGACGCTTCTTGAGGCGGTTCAGGCAATGGCGCGGAATGTCGGCATCCCGGTTCCCGATCGGGTTATCGGTGACACTGACAGAACCATGGTCGAGGCGCTGGACTATGCGAACCGTCTTGGCGAGGAATTGGCGCGGCGCGTTGACTGGGGCGGCTTGGTCATGACCGCGACGTTCTCAGGAACGGGCGCAGATGCCGCATTTTCTCTGCCGACTGACTTTGCCCGATTGGTGCAAGGGGTCACTGCGCAATATGGCGGCTCTCCGGTTCGCCCCCTGACGCGGGCTGAGTGGGGGTCACTGACAGCCGTTCAAGGCTCCCCCCGCTACTTCCTGCTTGAGGCGAAATCCCTGCGTTTCTGGCCCTATCCTGCGCTTGGTGAGGCGGTCTCTGTCACGTACCTTAGTCGGTCATGGGGCACGCAAGGCGAAGAGTTCCTTGCAGACTCGGATTCCACAGTGTTCCCGTCTGAATTGCTTGTCATGGGGCTGATAGCCCGCTGGCGGCGTCAGAAGGGCATGGACTATGCCGACTTCGAAGCGGAGTATGAGGCAGCGCTTGCGCAATATGCGGACTTTGACGACAGGAGCCGCATTGCATGAGGGCGCGCGTAAACAAGGCGGCATCGCGCCACAAGGGGAGCGAACAAACCCCGAGGGTTCCAGCTTTGAACCACACATTCCCGGCACCCGTCCGAGGATGGTCAGTTGATGAGCCGTTGCCCGCTTCACAACCCGGCCTTGCGCGCATTCTCGACAATTGGGTTTGCACAACGCGGGGCATTCGCGTTCGAGGCGGCAGAACGGAGGTCGATGACATAGGCGCCCCGGTTCTATCTCTCATCACGTACCGGGCGGCTGTTGAAAAGCTGATCGCGGCGACGGCAAGCGGCCTTTATGAAGTTGGAGGAAGCGCGATTGCATCGGGGCTTTCCTCTGGGGATTATTCGTCAGTTCAGTTCGGCACGACCGGCGGCGATTTCGTCTATATGGTCAACGGGGTTGATGCACCGCAGCTTTACAATGGATCGACCGTTACCGCCATCACCGGGGCATCCTCTCCGGTCATCACGGGGGTTACGACAACCGATCTTTCTCAGGTCTGGTCTTTTGCAAGTCGCCTCTGGTTTGTTGAGGATGGCACGCTTTCAGCCTGGTATCTACCCACCGACAGTATCGGCGGCGCGGCCACTGAGTTCTCCCTTGCGGGGGTCTTCGCAGATGGCGGAAAATTGTTGTTCGGCGCGAAGTGGTCACTGGATGCGGGCGACGGGCTAGACGACAAATGCGTTTTCGTCTCCGATGGGGGCGAGGTGGCAATCTACGAGGGGACGAACCCATCCAGCGCTTCGACATGGCGCCGGGTTGGCCTCTACCGGATGCCGCGTCCATTGGGCAAGCGTGCATTCACACAGGCAGGCGGGGATCTTCTGATCGCCACGGTTGCAGGTCTCATTCCCGTTTCTGCGGCTCTAAAGACAGATGCGGGCGCAATCGAACGCAAAGCGGTCTCCCTGCCGATCGGCACTTACTGGAGAACGAAGGCATCGCAACTGACGGCCCGCACGTGGGACGTTGTGAAGGCGCATGACATGGGCGTTATCCTTGTTTCCCAGCCGGATACGTCAGCCACGTCTCCCAGCGTCCTGATGGTCAACATGGTGACAGGTGGGTGGTCTCGTGCCACGGGCTGGGATGCTCAGTGCATCGCCTACTATGGCGGTTCGACGTACATCGGGAGCTTAGACGGCAAGGTTTACCTTGTGGATCAGGGCGGCAACGATGATGGCGCGCTTTACACCGCTTCATATCTCGGGGCCTTCGAATCCTTGGGGATTGGCGGCGCGCTCAAGACATGCCGTCAGGTCAGGCCCCTGCTTGAAATCGGCACTCCTGTAATTGTCCAATCGGGCGTCAATGCAGACTACAACGAAACATTGCCATCACCCCCATCTGCGGCGGCTGATGGAAGTTTGGACGTGTGGGATTCCGCGATTTGGGATACCGCGCGATGGGATGCGGGCGCGGATCTGCGCACGGCGTCAAGCTGGATAGCCGCGGCGGCGACAGGAACGGCCATCGCCCCCTATCTGCAAATGAGTTTTTTAGGCGCAGCAAAACCAGACGTTGTTTTGGCGTCGATTGATTTGCAGTACCACACCGGGGCCGTCGTCGCGTGACCCCGGTATGGGATGCCGCCGCGGCTGAATGGGTGGCGGGCCAGCTTGGCTATGATCGACCATTCACTTCCTGCCGTTCAATGGCTGTCATTCACTCGGGGCGCATCGTTGCCGGCGTTGTGTTTCACGATTGGAACCCGGAGGCGGGCGTGATCGAGTTGAGCGCGGCTGCAACAGACCCCCGATGGATGACCCGCAAGGTTATCAATGAGGTGTTTGGCTATGCCTTCGGGTTGCTGGGCTGTCAAATGGCGGTGGCGCGGACTGAGGCCAGCAATAGTACGGTGCGCAAACTGTGGCGCGGTCTGGGCGCGCAGGAAACAATCATTCCCCGGCTTTTCGGTCGCGCAAAAAACGGCGCAATTCTCACACTGACTGACGACAAATTCCGCACGTCGAAGTTTTACCAGGAGACATAAATGGGCAAGGCATCCCCCCCACAGCCGACAGACCCGAAAGACACTTCGGCGGCAACAACAGGCACCAACGTTTCGACCGCGATTGCCAACGCATACCTGCAAAACATGGATGAAACCGGGCCGGATGGGTCGCGGACATTCTCGCAAACGGGGTCTCAGTCTATCTTTGACCCCTATACCAAGAAAACATACGACATTCCGCGCTTTTCGGTCGAAACCACTCTTTCCCCGGAACAGCAGGCAATCAAGACGCAAAACGACGCTACCAGCCTGAACCTGGGCACGCTTGCGAATGACCAATCGGCCTTTCTGAACGATTACATGTCTCAGCCGTTTTCCTACAATCCGGGGGAGCATGAAAACTGGGCGCTTGGCCTGTATGAGCAACTGAACGGCGGGAAGATTGACCGGTCGCGCGAGGATCTGCGGTCCCAGCTTGCAAATCAGGGAATCACGATGGGGTCCGAGGCCTATGATAGGGCCATCACAAATTTTGACACATCGAACATGGATAGCCGGAACCGCTTCCTGCTGGACAGCTACAATACCGGAATGCAGACCGACCTGACCGAGCGAAACCAGCCTATAAACGAGATTATCGGCCTCATGTCCGGTTCTCAGGTGCAAATGCCGCAATTTCAGACCGGGGCGGGTATTGGCGGCATCACGGGCACGGACAACGGCGCGATTATTGCCAACAGCGATGCCGCACGGATGCAGGCATGGCAGCAGCAGCAAGCGGCCACGGGCAGCATGTTCAGCGGCTTGGGCGGCCTGTTTTCTGGCCTTGGCAGCTTGTAGGAGGCGAATATGTTTAAGCAGGGCGATTTTCAGGTAGCGCAAGGCACGACGCCAGAGCAACTGGCGCGCAAGCGTCAAGCAATTCGAGATATGGTGTCCAAGTACGGAACGGCCCGATACACGGGGCAGGGATTAGCCCATATGCTCACAGGGGCACTGAACGGGTTCAAGGAACACAAATACGGCAAATACGAGGGCGAACAGCAATCGGCTGCGAATGAGGGTTTCGACGCTGCGACCGGAACAGAGGGCTATGAGGCCGCGCTTGCGAACCCATGGACTACGCCCGAGCAAAAGAGCGTCATTGCCATGCGGATGCAGCGGGACGCACAGGAGGCCGCTTTGGCGCGTCAGCAGGCGGCGCAGGCCCGATCGGCGGGCGCAGCTTCGGCGGCAGACGCGAAGGCAGCCGCAGAGCGTCAGGCGTCCATGGATCTTGTGTCGCAGTTTTTCACGCAAGGAATGGGCGGTCAGGGTGGCGGTCAGGGTGGCCCCGCACCCATGGCGCCACCAACACGTCAGGCGGCGGCCATGCAGGCCTACGGTGGTCCGACCATGGGCGCTGCGCAGGCGCTTGCAGGCGGTCAGGGCATGGACACGATCAACGGCAACTCCGGGGCGGATGTGCTTGGCGTTGGTGGCGATACGCTGGGCGGCGGGATGTCTGACGATGTGTCTAGCCCCGCGCAACAGCTATCGGCTTTCGATGCCTATAATGGCTACAAGTCAAGCGAACCCGCACCGATGCCGCAACCCGCACCACTTCCCGAAGTGATGGCCCCCAAACCCGCACCGATGGCAGCGCCGCGGTTCGACCCGCAGATGGCGGCTCAGATCATCATGAACCCGAGCATCCCGAAGGAAATCAAAGAGCAGGTCATGGCGATGGCCTTTCCGCAGGAGGGGCCGCAGTTCCGCGTTGCCACTCCCCAAGAGGCGCAGGCGTATGGCGCTAAGTCGGGCCAGTTTGACACAGAGACGGGGCGGTTTTATCCGGGGAAAGACGCGCCATCCAGTGAGGCGCAAATTCAGCGGATCATGTCAACTGGTGTTGACCGCGAGACGGCCATTGGAATTGCAGATGGCGTGATTGTTGCCGATAGAGATCCTCTGACCAGAGAGGTCAGTCTACTTAACAAGGCGACTGGCGAACGGTATTCAGCCCCGGCACAGGCCGCCGCAGCGCCGCAGAGCGCGCCTGAACCTGACGCGCTGTCGTTCGGCATGGAAATACCATCGGGCGGTGATGCTGCGTTCGGCCTTAAAGGTTTGGGCGCCAATATCGCCAACACGCTGACTGATGCGGTCGGCTTTGGTGAAGTCATGCCGGAAGCCGCAGAACACACAAGGTTCTTCAAGAACATCGAAGAGGATTTGCTGGTAGGCTTGTCTCAGGCATACGGGCGTCAACCTGCACAGGCGCTTATGGAGCGCATCCGCAGCCTTATCCCCCAAGCTGGAACCCTTGAGGGCGCAGACCGCGCCAGAGGCGAATTGGAGCAGCTTGAGCGGCGCTTTGCGCGCGACCTTGCCTTGACTGAGCGTCAAATGGAGCGGCGCATGGCACCCGATTCAAGGGCAGAGGCAGAGCAACGTCTAGCCGGGATCAACTCAACTCTTAGTATTATCAGCGAAGCGCGACAGCGCCTTGGAGATCCAGCCACTTCTGCGGCACCCGGCAGCAACGTGACTTCGACAGGCCTGAAGTGGAAGATTGTTGAATGACCATTATCGAAATTGAGGGCAAGCGCATTGAGGTTGGAGACGGCTTCAAATCCATGTCGCCCGAAGAGCAGGAGCGCACTGTAAACGATATTGCATCGCAACTTCGGATCGGCGCTGCCCCGGCACCACAATCGTTCATGTCCAATGTGAACCGGGGCATTGCCGACAGCGTGGGCGGCGTTGTGGATTTTATCAACCCATTCGACAAGCCTCACTCGTTGAACCCGTTCCCCGATGGGACTGGTAGCGCTAAGGCGGGGTTGCAAAGCACAATGGCGGCTGGCGGCATTGACGTGGCGCAGGGCGAGCCTGACAGCCTGATGAACTCTTTTGCGCGAGGCAGTGGGGAAGCGGCAGGCGCGTTGCCTGCGGTCGCTCTGGGCGGCGCAGCGGCGGCGCGGGTGCCAGGCATGGTCGGCAATATGGCTGGAGACGTTATGACCAGCTTGGCATCAAAGCGCGGTCTTGTTGCTGAAATGTTGGCTGGTGGCATGTCAGGTTTTGCGCATGACGCGGCCAAAGATGCTGGCGCGCCTGAGTGGGTGCAGAACACAGCGGCGATTGCCGCGCCAATGAGCATTCCGGCGGCAGGGGCGGCAATCAAAGGCGTAGCGAAACGAACACCTGTGGGCGGATTTGCGCGAAGCGCTGCTAAGTCCGTCAAGGCCGCTGCGATGCCATACACAAAGTCAGGTGCGGAGGTGGTTGCTTCGCAGCGACTTGTTAATCTGGCTGGCGGTCCCAAGCGTGCCGAAGAACTGCGCAACATGATCAAGGGGGACAACCCCCTAGGGCTGACGCCTGCGCAGCAAACCGATGACCCAATGATGCTTTCCATTGAGCAGCTTGCAGCCCGAAACGATCAGGCTCTGAGGGCAAGGCTTGAGGCGCGCGAAAAGGCAGGCCGCGCCGCAGCGGTCGATGAGGTTTCCGTTCCCGGTGACATTGACGACACCCGCGCATTCTTCGAAGAAAACCGCCGCAAATTCGCTACGGAACTGCGCAAAAAGGCATCCGACGCGATCAAGCGCGCGCAGGCTGGCGTAGACGCGGTGGGGCAGCCATTGCGCACAGAAGAGGAAAATGCACTCGCGGTTTCCGAGCAAATCCGATTTGCTCTGGATGATGCCAAGATGCAGGAAGCGGAATTGTGGGCAGCCATTCCAAAAGGCGAAACGGTCGGAACCGGAGTTTCGCGCGCTTTCGTTGCCGACATTGTGGCGAAAACGCCGCGCGCGCAGCAGAACGACATTCCTAACATTCTTCGCACCCTCCTTTTTGATGAGGGCGGCTTTCAGGATGTGGAGACGGTCTCCGAGATGCACGGCCTATACTCGGAACTGCGCCGGATTGCGCGATCTGCCGTGGCCGGGAATGACAAGAACAACAACCTCGCCCGCATCGCCAATGGTGCTGCCGATGCCATCCTTGAGGATCTTGGCGCGGTAGACGGGCTAACGACTGTTGGCCGTCAGATCAATAAAGCACGCGCGTTTTCTGCTGAAATGCACGCAACGTTTGATCAGGGTGAAGTTGGGCGGCTGTTGAAAAAAACGCTTGATGGTGACTTGTCGGTGGCCCCGGAATTGTCCCTGCAACGCACAGTGGCGCGGCCAGGGGTTGCAGGATCGACGGCAGCGCGCGATATAGAGAAGGCAGCACCGGGGTCGGAGCGGTATATTGGCGACTTCCTTAAGCAGCAGTTTAGAGACGCGGTGTCGTCGCCTTCCGGTGAATTCACAAGCAAAAACGCGCAAGCGTTTCTTCGCCGAAATCAGCCGCTTCTTGACCGATACCCTTTGCTTAAGGGGGACATTGCCGATGCAGTCAAAGAGCGCGACGACGCAGCAGCGTTTGCCGCGCGCATCGAGGCTCGACTTGGCAGCCTCCAAAAGGCCCGCCTATCGGCTGGCGCAGCCCTCCTAGATGGCCCCCCGTCGCAGGCAATCAAGGCATTCACGAGCGCGCAAAACCCCGTCAGGGCGGCACGTCTACTCGCAAGCGAAGCGGCCAAAGACAAAACTGGCGCTGCTCTTTCTGGTCTTAAAAGCCTTCTTTCTGCTGAGTTGATCAAGAAGCCAACTGGTGAGGGAATAGAGGCTGCACTGAGTGACCCAAAGCTGAAAGCGGCTTTCCGGGTCATCTTCTCTCCTGAAGAAATTTCAAGAATGCGGACCATCGGGAGAGAGCTTGCCAAGCTGGATCAATCTGCGGTGGCGGCACCCTCTATCGGGTCGAGCCTATCGGGTGCCTCAGCGAATAAGGTTTTGGAATATGCCGCGCGCATCGTCGCGGCAAGGCACGGCGCAGACCTTGGCGGCAACGGTGCGGCAAGCCTCCAAACCGCACAGATGGCATCCAGCCGCATGAAGGAAATCATGGGGCGTCTAACCGCTGATAGAGCGTCTCAAATGCTTGCCGATGCTGTTGAAGATCCAGAATTGTTCCGTAGCCTTTTGTCTGACATTCGGAAGCCGAAAGACGAGGCGCGCATCGTAAGCAGCGCTTTGCCGTATCTTGTCGGGTCTATCTCTGCGGCGGATCTTAATTCTGAATCCGCAACCCAGCGCCTCGATGCCCTGATGGCCGGGGCAGGCGAACCCGATAATACAAAATCCATGCTGCGGTCGCTCATCAAGGGTGACTGACTGCCCGCCGATAAAGTCGGTACCCCCACACAAAATGTCAAGGAGCGCGGCCAATGCCTCGTAGTGCGTCAGGCGTATTTTCCAAACCTGCTGGAACAACGGCGGTTTCTGGAACAACTATCGAAAGCGTGGACTTCAACAGCGTGATTGACGATCTGGTGACAGACGCCAACGCCGCGCGGCCTATCTCAGCGGGCGGTACAGGCACCACCACAGCGGCGGGGGCGCGGACAGCGCTTGGCATCGCTAACGCCAATGGTGCGGCCATCATCACCGGAAACTGGCAGTTTCTGGGGACGATCGACATGACGGCAGCACCGGTCAGCCTGCGCCCAGGTGAAATCCAGAACGATGACATTTCAGCGGAAACTATCAGCAACGGGAAATTTGCAGACGCTGGGCTGCGGTCTTTCGCCCAGGGCACGGCAACCGCCGCAAACAAGATCCCGTATTCAACGGCGGTGGACACATGGGGTGAGCTAGGTTTTCTTGATGAGGACGATCTGGCCAGCGACAGCGCAACAAGCATCCCCTCGCAGCAGTCTGTCAAGGCCTATGTGGACGCTGCCGCGGTGCTGACCATCGGTGTCAATCAATCATGGCAAGATATGTCGGGAAGCCGATCCGGCAGCAGTACCAGCTATCAAAATACCACGTCACGCCCGATCATGGTCTGTATTCAAATGTCAAATACTGGATCACATGAGGTGCAGGTGTCTAGCGACAACACAACATGGATCACGCTAGGCGATGGAGACAGTGACGCAGGTTTGCCTCTGTCATTCATCGTGCCGTCGAATCATTACTACCGATACACAGGCGGCACTTATGCCCGCTGGACCGAACTAAGATAATCCCCCCCGCCACTTTGATCTATCAAAACCGCGCCTTGCGCGGCCTGACCCGTTTGGACGGAGCCAAGACCAATGGAATTCAAGACCTTCACGGCGCAAGACACAACGGGCCGAGTGCTTCCGGCAGCGACAGCGAATGTCTACACGGCGGGCACGACCTCCCCTGCCACTGTGTATGATGAAAACGGCGTTGCGTTTTCTCAGCCCCTTACGGCTTCGGGATCTGGAGGCTTTGGCTTTGAGGCGGTCAATGGCGTTTACGATGTGGCCATTACTTCTGGCGTCGAAACCCAGACAATTCAAAACGTCCTGTTCTACGACCCGAACAACATCCAGAACAGCCGGTTTGTTGATCGGGCGTCTCTTGTTGCCGGATGGGCTGAGGATTCCGTTGCGGATGGTGTTTTGGTCTCAGACGGCACGGTATTTTATATTGCCGAAAGCGGATTGACCGTTATCTCCGATCTGCCGGGGCTGAGGCCTTTTGTTCCTGGCGGCTGGTGCTATTGCCAGCCCGAGCACTTTGGCGAAAACACATCCCCCGCCAGCACAAATATGACGGCAGCAATTCAGGCGGCGATCGACTATTGCGAGGCCAACGGGACGGGAACGTTTGGGCAGGGCGCCGCTGTCGGGTTCAGCGCCACGCGCTACCTTGTGAGCGACACGGATGCTGACGGCTACGCGCTGACGATCACAAGCAGCGTCACCCTGCGCGGGCAGGGCAGCAATTCGTCGGCAATTTTCATAAACACTCCAACGGTCGTGACTGTCTACATCGGCAAGGGTGACACCGCCATTCTGGCAGACACAACAAACGTCCAGCAGGTCCGGGGCGTCAAAATTGAAAACTTGCAGTTTTACCAAACCAGCGCCACCACGTCGCCAACGGCTGGGTGTCATATTCGCGTTGATCGCTCAATTGCGCATATTGAAAGCTGCGAACTGGTGAACCACCACAAAGGCATCGAGTTTCTGGGGAACCCGGAAAGCTGCCGGGTTACAAACTGCGACATCACGCAATCCAGCACCAGAGCGGTTCTGAATTTTGACGCACAAAGCGCGGGTTTCACCGCTGGTGAGACAGTGACGGGCGGAACCTCCGGGGCGTCTGGTACGATCTATTCCGTAACAAGCGACGGCACCACGGGGCATCTTGAGTTGTCCAGCATGTCGGCTGCGCTTTTTGAGGACAACGAAACAATCACTTCTGCGGGCGGTAGCGCCACGGCAAACGGCGTTTTGACAGGGAAAACAGGTTCTTGCGGGATTTTTATCGAGAGGCGTCAGGTCAATGAAAACCTGCCGGGTGATGTCTACGAGGACAGCACGGATAGCCTGTTCTATGTCGAGCCGAACAGTGTCTTTATTGACAACTGCAACCTCCGAATGGGCGCGTCAGATCACCAATATGGTGGAGCGTATGCAGTCCGCGTGGGCGCGTGTGACGGCCTATATATCACAAATAGCCATCTTGCATGGGGGTACATCGCTGCCGTTGGGCTAATCCCCTCTCAGGCCAACATGAGTTTCACAGACGTTCGCATCGTTGGCGGCTTGATCGACCCCAAGCCAAATAAATCTTTGTATGGTGTGCTTCTTGAGGACGTTGGCGCTGTCGGAACTCTTACGATAGGGTCTATCAGCATATCTGATTGCTCTATTGCCGGAACGGTTCTGGATGGTGTTCGAGTAACTGCGGATGCGCGGCGCTTCCGGCTGGACAATGTGGATATTAAAGGGTGCGGGCGCTATGGTCTTATCGTGAATGATGCCAACATCAAAAACTTCAGCATGACGGACTGCGGTCTGTTCAATACGAATACCGCAGGCGGCACGGCGGCCATGGCCTACGTTGGAGGCTGTGACCGTGTGACCATTGCTGATTGCAGCTTTGATACCGGGTATCGCGGCATCCAGCTTACTACGTCTTGCGACAGGGTTTCCATCACGGGTAATGTTTTTGACGGCATGACGAATAGCATCTCAATTTTTGTTCCATCGGGGCTGACGGGTGAGGTGACAATTGCGAACAATGACATTGAGGAAAGCGCAACGCTTACCTCTGCGTCACGGTTGCACGTCCCGGCGGGCCTTGAGCGTATCCACATCACTGGAACAACGAACATCAACGAGATCCGGCAAGACCTGGGCGGCGCCGGCTATTCTGGTCAACGTGTCCTGGCGACATTCGCAGGCGCGTTGGACTTGGTAGATGATGCGACAGCCCCCGGCGGCGCTGTTGTGCCAAATCTGAGGATAGGCGCAGACTTTACGACTGCAACCGGGACCGTTGTTGAACTGGTCTACGCGCCGGATGTCGAGGCTGGAAAGTACATCGTCGCAAGCACGCGAGCGAACGCATAACCGTAGCGCCTCGGGGCAGGGCTGGCACCCAAATCCCCGAGGCTACCACCACGCTCAAAGGATAAAGCGCAATGGGTCATCAAAACATCGGGACGAGAGTGCGATTCCGCAAGCCTTGCAATTCGGGGAAGCCTGACAGGGTGCGGGGAACCTAGCCCCGGCACATCGGCAAAATTCCTTCGGGCTGAGCCTCAACCGTGTCGGGCGGTCGCATAACAACAACAACCCCGGCGGCAACTTTAGCCCACTGTTACGGATACCCTAAATGACAAATAAACCGCTCACTGACGATGAGGTGGAAAAGTTGCGCAAGATCCTAGATCAAGATGCCAAAATGCAATGGCTATGGTCTAGTCTGCGCCGCATTTCTGCTGGGGTTTTCGCATTAGCGGCGGTCCTTGTGGCGTTCAGAAATGACGTGTCTATCTTGATTCAATGGATTGTTGGGAAGTGATGAGCCAGAAACGCAAAGAATATCTTTTTCTGTGGGTTGCATTTGCGGCGCTATTAGGCGCTGCGGCGCAGTTCATTTTGAGTGATTGGATCAAAAATCCGGTTCCATATCGAAACGTGCAAGTTCAGTCCATCAGCTTCGCCGATAGCAGAATTTCCTTAGTGGCCAACTTTGAAAAAACAGCCTGCATATTTGAGCGGCTAAACGCGATCGCAGGCGTTGCCGGGGAAACTCAGTTCCTCTATTGGGAAAACATAGACGCGACAGACACCGGGGATAGATCGGTCGGAACCCAAACCCTGCGCATAGCCATATCGGTTCTGGGCATTGATTACGACTGGATCGAAATACGCACGCGGCACGACTGCGATGGGACAAAGGCGGACAAGGTTTTTTACCGAATTTTGCCAGATGAAGTGAAGGATGGGACAGAATGAAACTGACACAGCGGGCCATTGATCTGGTCAAAGAGTTCGAGGGAATGCGGCTGAAAGCCTACCTTGATCCGGTCGGAATTGTTACCATCGGATACGGCTATACCAACCGCGCGGGGTTCGGTCCCGGCGTCAAAATGGGCGACGTGTGGACCGAGGAAAAGGCCGATGTGATGCTGGTGCAAGGGCTGAATTTGTTTGGCGACAAAATCAAGCCACACATCAAAGCGCCAATCACTGCCAACCAATTCGGTGCTTTTGTTTCGCTGGCCTACAACATTGGCTGGCAATCGTTCATCAAATCCACCGCCCTGAAGCGGTTCAACGCTGGCGACACAAACGGCGCAGCTGAGGCGATGATGTGGTGGAACAAGGCTGGCGGCGAAGTGCTGCGGGGCCTGACTCGTCGCAGGCAGGCAGAGGTTGACCTATTTCTGTCAGAGCCACGTGCGGCACATTCTGCCGGGGCATCGGTCAAGCCCGATCCAGAGCGCACCAGCCCAGCCAAGTCAACCACGCTGCAAGCGGCGGCTGGAGCGGCTGTGAGCGGCGCAGGTAGCGCGGCCTACGCTGTGGGGCAACTGGACAGCACAGCACAGACTGTCGTTGCTGTGGGGGCCGTTATAGCGGGGCTGTGCCTTGCGTGGATCATGCGCGAGCGGCTGCGCAAGTGGGCCGGAGGTGATCGGTGATGATTGATCTGCTTATCAGTATTGGCACAGTCGGTGCTGTCGGGCTTGCAGTCGGCTGGTGGGGCGGCCAGATGCGAGGCAAAGCCAACGAAAGGGCGAAACGAGATGCTGAAACATTGGAAGGGCTGGAGCGCGGGCGCGAGGCGATCGGCCATGGTCGCGCTTCCGGCGCTACTCCTGATGAGCGGCTGCGCCTCAATGACAGTCAGTGGTGACGCGGGCTGCGTCAGCTATGCAGAGGCGCGCCTGACGATGCCGCGTGAGGTGGCCGTAGGCTCTGGGCCGTGGGTGCAATGGGTCGCGGATACTGACGACAGAATGACAGGGGCGTGCAGATGATCGGGATTGGATTAGGTCTAACGACACTACGGGGCGGATCTGTTTTCAACCCCGCTGATTTGTTCGGGGTGGGCGACAATGGCGCTATGTTCACTGTGTCCCCTGAAACCTGCTTTACAGACACTGCTCGCACAACTGCGGCAGGTGTTGGAGATCCGGTCGCGGGTCTGACCGATCTATCAGGTGGCGGCAATCACGGGTCGCAAGGCACGCTGGCAAACAGGCCAATCCTGCGTCAATCCGGCGCGCTGTACTATCTAGAATTCGATGGTGCGGGGGATTGGGTGGCAGTTACGACCGGAGGGCTGCTTGGTGAAACATGGGCGCATGTGGGCGGGTGGAACAGTACCGCAGGGCTACGCTTTTTTGCCACAAGCCAGTCATTTCAGGGGGCGCCGCGACAAGGGGCGGCAATCACGGAATGGTACAACAGTTCCGGCTCGTTCGTTTCGATTGCGACAGTCAGCGCCGGGACGGACCATGTTCTGACAATCGAGCAGGCGTCAACTGTATCATTGAGCGGGCGAGCCAATGGCGTGACGGGGTCAACCATCACCCCCGCAGACGACAGCGCAGCGGGGAACCAGGGGCTTGCATTAGGCTCGCAAAGCACCTCCGCCGGAACCAACGGTCTTTCCGGAAAATTCTGGGGCGGTGTTTGGATTGACCGGGCATTGACCGGTGCGGAGCGCGCCGCAACTGAGGCATACTTTGCGGATCTGGCGGGTGTGACGCTATGAGCAGCTATGTAATGCGCGTGACCATTGCCTGCCCCATTGCGATGGTTGATGATGCTAACAACTTGGCAATGGTTCTCGGGGAAGGACCGGCTGATGGATCGACGTTTGGAACCTTCATGTGCGAAGATGGTGACGGTGCGCAATACGCAGTCACATCTACTGTCGCGCGGGCCATATTTCCGATCGCAGCTACATCCACGCTGTCACGTCCTGTGTGGGACACGTCCCCCTACGCAATCAGCATGGCCGGTGCAGAGCGCGCTCAAGCCGCGCTGTCGGTCTATGACCCGTCCGACCCTGTTAGCCCAGCACCTAGTCGGATTTTGGCCGTGATCGGAAATGATGCGGGCGCAGCTTTGTCTGTCATGGGTTTGACTGCGTTGGTGCCAGAAGGCGATTGAAAACCCCTGCCCGCCGGGATGCGCTAAGGAACGCTTTGTCATTCGCTCATATCCACAAGATCCGCGGGGTTGGTCACAACAGGTTGCGCTTTTGGGCACACATCGTAAAGCAGAGAGCCATCGGCCCCGCGCTCAACGCGGACCGTGACGCCTTCTTCGCGGGCAATCCGGGCGACCTCGCGCAGGGCAGCTAGAGGTAAGGGGCGCGCAGTCATTGGGGGGTGCCCCCAAACAAGCCAGCCGCAAACCTGCGCTTCTCTCTCCCCCTGCGCCGTGCTGGCGCGTCATAGCGATTGTGGCACCTCTGGCACAGCGCGCGCAGGTTCTCGCGTGCGCAGTTCTCCGGCTGGTGGTCGAGGTGGGCGACGGTCAGAATGACCTTTACTTCGCGTTGCGTATCAAACGTGTACGCGCAAGTGCCAGCTATGTATGTCCCGGTGTCGGCGCAGATCGAGGCCTCGTATGCTGTCAGGTCCATTGTCCGGTAGGCGGGGACAGACTGATCACTCGCGCGCGCGCGATCGGTGCCTCGCTGGATGGTCTCGTTATTCGGCGCATTGCACCATTCGCAGCGGTTGCCTGCATCGTTTCGGACTCTCTGGCTGATTTGTTTCCAGTCGTCTGGATAGCGGGCGCGATTTTCTGGGCGGATCGGCATCGTATTTCCCCTGTCTATCAGTGCTTCGTTCGGCTCATTCCAAGTGCGCGCCCTTACTCCATGGCTTTGCGGTCATTGGTCCGGGGTCCTATCGGTAGGCCATGGCACGGCGATCGGCATCCAGTGTGATGCGTCACTCTGATATATTTCAGAGCCAACTGATCTACCTTCATCAATCACCCGCCAGCATCCCTCATTGTCCGGTCCTCCCTCAGCAAACTGCGCTGGCCATGGGAGTTTGTCTGCAATGCACCAGACCAATATCACTGGCCCAAAGAATTTGCCTTCTGGATTCCGTGGTGCTGTTTCAATAGGCAGCCAATCGTTGCTTCTCATGACTCGTTCTCCAAGGCGTCGGCCATTGTCAGAAGCGCAATCGCCAACTGTCGCGCGGCGTTGGGCCTTAGCCATATTTCGTCCATGGGGTTATCGGGTGCGTTGTGGTCGCTCTGGCGAATAAACATTTCAGCGCCATCGTGCGATACAGTCACATAAATAGACTCTTTGCAGGATATTTCTATCCCTGTCAGTGCGTCGTTAAAATCCCGGCGGCAACCGCACCTCTGTCCATGTGCGGCACTCATGCAGCAAGGCGCGGTCATTGGGCGTTCTCCAAAACATGCGCCAGCGCGTCTTGCGTCCCTGCAACCCAGTCCGTATCTGGGCCGTGCAGCCGCCTCCACTTCGACGGCTGTTGATGCAGGGCGACCTTGGACGTGTCGCGCAATCCTTGGTGATGTCCCTCGCACAGGGGGATAGCCGTCACATCTGGCGACTTCCGCGCGCTGTATCGTCCGTGGATGGGGTGATGTGCTTGTGTGTGGCTGTCCTGCTGGTGGCCAAATGCAACGCATATGCAGCACGGCAGGCCACGCACAGCGGCAAGGTAGTCAGGCCGGGGCATTGCGCGCGCCACCTTCTGGCCTAGCGGGGGGAGTCCTGCAAGATTACTCATGACTTCTCACGCCGCTTGATTCCGCGATGAGTTTGGTCAAGAAGATGCTCAACAGGAACGCCAAAGCGGCGGCAAGCCATCACGTAATTGTTCCGCGACATTCCCGCCAGTGAAGCAGCTTTACCCGCGTCAGACACGTGTTTTCCGCAATCAATCAGCATATCGACACGCATCTGGGCATTTATCCTGGCTATGTCTTCCCATGTCTTGGGGCCTTGGTATGTCCTGCGTCGTATCATGCCATTACCCCAGATCTTTCCGCTTCACGCCATTCGACGCCATGCCGCGCGCCGTATTCGTAGATCACCTCAATCAAATCGCGCATTTGTTGCACGCTGAGATTTGACGACCTGAACCCGACCGGAAACGGGCCGCTACCGTCCAGACCATCGGCAAATTGGCACTGATGCCCGAGGGACTGCATAAACGCGGCTTTCCATGTGTCAGAGGTCCAGTTGCGACCCTCTGGGGATGCGCGCGCAACGTCTTGCAGCATTGCCCACATCTTCGCATTTTGCGGCGTGGTGCGCTTTTCTGCGGTGATTGACACCACGGCGCGATCGGGGGCGCCAGCCAGGGCTTCGGCTGCGTAGGCGCGCTGGCTCTTGCCGACAAGGTATATCTTGGGCATCAAAACGCCTCCTTTTCTTCCCACACACGCACACCGGCAATCGGGCGGGTCTTGTGGTTTTTGGCCACGTAGGCGTCGATAAAAGCCACCATCGCTTCCCGGTCATGCCGCACAATGTCGTTCAGCGCGTCTTTGTGGCTGGTGACTTCGTACCGAGTGACCTTGCGCAGCCCTTTGACACTAGCAGCGTCCCGCTTAGCCGCTTGTGCGGCCTTCTCTGCTTCGATGGCAGATTGGCGGGCTTCCTCAGTGGCGCGCTGTTCTTCGATATTAGCGGCATTGGCTGCGGCGGCTTTGGCTTCGGCCTCGCGTCGGGCGGCGTTGGCGGCTTCCCATGCGGCCTTCTCAGCAGCGCGCTTTTCATCCGCCAGCTTGCGCTTGAACCCATCCACCAGAGCGGTCAAACCTTTCGAAATGCGGTCCAGGTCGTCAATCGTCGGCTTATACCGGGCAAGCGCGGCTTTCCATGCGTCGTGAAGCGGGGCGGCTTCGGACTTTTGAGCATTGGTCACGTCCTTTTTTGCAGCCTTGATCTGCTTGTTAAGCGCGTCAACGGCTTTCATTGCACCTTCGTCTGTGACGGCTTCACCATCCAGCCAGCTTTCGGCTTCTGCGATATGGTCGCCAAAAGGCGCTAGGGCTTCATCAAGGGCGTCTGGCGGGTTGTTGTGATTGCGGGGGGCGGGGGTCATGTCGTTCATGTCGTGTCCTCAGAATGGAATGCTGTCGTCGCCTAGGTCAGTGTTGGCAGGCTGAGAAAGAGCGGCTTTGCGTGCGTCTTTTGCGGTGTTCGCATCGTCGAAGGCCGCCTGGTCTGCGGCTCGTATGTCCCTGAGAGTGTCGGCTTCGGACTTCCACAGCGCGCCAAGGTCATCGAGGCTTTGCGCCTTGTTTACTTGCGTCACGATCCGGTCAGACGCAGCGCGGGCGTTGAACTTGGGCGGCTCCGGGTCTTGCCCTCCGTCAGGCTCATCGCCATGCAAATCACCCTTGTGCCAAAGGTCTAGCGCTGCACCAAATCGCATGGCCGCGTTTCGCAGGGCATCCCCGATCAGTTCTTTTACAGCATCGCCGCCGCGCTTGCCGTCTGGGTGCCCATATCCAAGCCGGGTCACGTTGCAGACGGTCAAGAAAATCCACATGCCGCCATTCTCATCTATGAGCGGCGTGCCATGCTCGGTGCGTGCGACAGGCTCCCAATTCCAAGAAGGGTCACAATCAAGCAGTCTGTCAGTCAGTGCAGCGTGACCGACATAATCCAAGTGGACAACATCCCTGTGATGCCATTGGCCGCACAACTTGCAGCGAATGCCTTTCTTGAAATCAGCCTTTACCTCATCGGTCTGGCGTTTCGTGGGTTTCGGCAATTTCGAAATCTGATTTGACTTGAACGGAGCGCGCAGCAGTTCAAGACCAGTCTGCCGCGCCCCGTCTGTCTTGATCGGTGTTTGATTGGTCATTGCGCCCACCAGAAAATAGCGGCACCGATCGAACACCAGAAAAGCACGGTTGCGAATATGGCCGGGCCGACCCACCACGCGGGTGGCATTGCGTCGGGCGGGTCATGATCCTCTGGCAGGTTGTCGATAATCCATTGCTCTCGGGGGTTGGAAGTCGGGCGGGTCATGTCACACCCCCTCCGGTCGCTGGATGATGGCCTGCTGCCATGGGTTGCCGTCAAAGGAAATGTCGATCACACGGTCAATCCTGCAAGAGACGGCTGCGTCCCACCAGCGGACTTGCCTTTCTGGTTTGGTATTGAATGCATTAATCACCCCATCCTCATTCATCGCAATCCACCGCCACCCACCGTGCAGACCTGCGGGCCAATTGGGGAGTTTTCCGGGTGCGGCGCGGTAGGTTGCTTCGGGAATAAGCGATGGGCCAAATGCGCGCATCCACTCCCCATCCAAGAACACCTGAAACTCACCTTTGTGCGCCCTGAGCGCGTCCTGCGTTTCCTTGTCGAGCTGCCCGAATGGCTTTTTGATTTTGGTCAAGTCCGTCATATCTCTACCCCTTCAGCACATGCCGCAGGGCGCAACGGCCCGCAGCGTTTCAACTGTGATGTGAATTGCCCATGCGCCCAGAATAGCGAGGCAGGCAATCTGAATGCAGGTCAGGAAATTGGCGCTCATTTCAGAGCCTCCTGGCGGGTATCTTCCGCATCGGTTTTCGCGTCCTCAAGAGCGCGCCATATCTCCGCGATGGTTGTTTTTGGGTAAGTCCTGACCATTGCGTAAATCGTGGCGTTCAATTCGTCGCTCAGAACCGCCTGACGGCTGCGGGCGGGGATTGTGTGAACGCTCATGCCATTGCCTCCTGCAAAGTGTCGAACCGCGCATCGCACTGACTTCCGTTTCCAGTATCGAGTTCGCGGGCGTGCGCCTCAGCAGCGCGCTCCTCGAATGCCTCCACAGCAGTTTCACCCATGGCTGTCACAAGGTCGCGGCGGGGCAGCTTGAGCGCACCCACAGACCACGACACAACCCATGCTGTGACCTCGTGATAACCCTTGAAGATGCCGACATCTGGCTGGCGGTGAACCCTCTCAACCCTGTAGCTCAAAACGGCTTCGGGCAGCGCGAACTCGTCTAGTTCGATGTGATCGGCCATCACACGCACCCCAGCTTGACTGGCGGCTTGGTCCGGTATGTCGGTGCTGGGAGAGTGACCAGCAGGCCGCGCATCTGAACGTGAGCGGCGGCGGCGCGGCGGTTGGTCGCCAGCTTGCCGTCTGCGGTGATGTAGATAATCCGGTGCATGTGTGATCCTCCATCCGTTGGCCGCGTTGGTGCGGCGATGGGGATCTATCTAACAAAACCGCATACACCAGTCAAACAAAAAGTGAGACCGGGCGA